TACAGCAAAAGGTTGAAGCAATCTTACGTGGAGAGGATGTGCCATGTTATTTTACTATAACCGAAAAATCTGAGTTGCGCCTTAGGGAGAAGGTTGAGCAAAAGAAGACAAGGGTCTTCTTTGCTTCAGACATACATCATCTTTTAGCTTCAAAAATGCTTTTCACAGTTATGAAGGAACACTTAATGGATCGACTTGGTGAACACCCAATAACGTTGGGAATTCAAATACCAGGTCGGCAATTTGTGAGAGCATTATTAAGACTCGGTGAAAAAGGTAATGAAGCAGATGTCTCAGGTTGTGACTTGAGATTTCATCCCCGCATTGCTCGATGTGTTCGAAATTTGCGGTGCCAGTTCTTGCCAAGCAGGTATCACGAAGCTGTTAATTGGCTTGTGACAACCTGTTATTGTGGAGTTGCCGCCGGCATGGGCGGTCTTTACCGGGTTTTCGGGAATAAATCCGGTCATGAAAATACCGCCGTGGACAACTCTTTAATAAATTGGCAGTGGTTGGTGATGGCTTGTTACCATTTTTACCCTGATCTTGAACCAGAGGAAGTCATCGATCCTCTAATAAATTCTGACGATTTAGTACTTAAACAGATGATGGGTCAATTTGCCGATTTTTGCAAATGGATGAGCCGATATGGTTGGCATCTAGAAGCGCCGACATTTGATGAGAAACCAGTTAGGGAATTGGTTTTTCTTTCCCATCATGTTGAAGAGCGTTTTGTTCAAGGCTTTGGGGACTTCCTGGTTGCCGCGGGTAACCTTGATAAGTTGAGCTCAAGTTTGAATTGGATAAAACGATCTCCAAAACTTACTTTTGAGGAAAGTTGTGTAGCACATTTGCTGGGTGTTAGATTGTGTCTATTTCCATGGGCAGTAATGTTTGAACAAGCAGATGAAATTTTGTCGGATTATCTAAAACAGATAACACTGACAACATTCATCCGCTTTGCCCTCGCAGCACGATTAAATGAAACGCGTTTGGCGCATCTACACACGAAGGCGGAAGGTTTTGTTTTTTCTCCTGATGCCGAAGCAGCAATTTCTCTTCTCCGAAACTTGGGATATTTGGTTCCTAAGTTTCAGCCAAATAAAAGAGAATTTACACAGAAGCAAACACAGCTTCCTCATAATTTTAATTATTACGAACAAAATATTACATACGAATTTCAATCCATG